TTATAACTAAATCATACCCCATTGACAAGCAGGTTCTTCACCATTTTTATAAGAACACCACTTACAATTAGTTTTTGAAGGGTTGGGTGGAAATTTTTCTGCCGTAGTCATAATCATAGCTCGTTCGTGCAGTTTAGGTAAAAATAAAAGTGCTTGATCTCGAGTGTACGACTGTTCTGTTACCGTACCGTGGTCTAAATACCATAATTCTGTTTGTACATGTTGTAACGCTGGGTAACGTAAAAAAGAACCTATTGCATAAGTAAGGGCCTGTTGTCCGTGTGCTATTTCATTACCAAATTGTCTGCCTGTTTTGTAATCTATTACACGTGCACTAGTGTCATTTTCATGCACAATAGCATCTAACTTAATACGAGCCCAAACATCTTTAGCCATCCAATGACAAGCTTCCCATTCAATAGTAAAGCCCCACTCACCTTCAAGTTCTACTTTGCTATCGTTATACAACTTTCTCAAATGTTCAAATTGTTTTGTAAATTTATGTAAAGTATCTGGCATTTCGCTTAAAGTACCAGCAACATAATGTTCTGCTTGTTCATGTATTTCACTACCACGTTTAGCAGCAGGACCATAATCTTCTGAGATTCTTTTTACTTTGGCTATATAACTACGATAAGCGCAAGTTTCAAAAGTTTTAAGAGTTGAATGTGACCAAGCAGGTATTAATCCAAGTGGTTTAGAAGTTGACACCTGAATAACATTATCTATATCAGGACGCGTGTCCTGTGTAAGTTTTGGCATATTAGATTATCATTTTTGTTCTCCTAATAATAAAGTATCGTTATTGTCAAAATGTTCTTTTATTAAGTTTTCCTTAACTTTTTCTTCTAATACCCAAGTAATTAAAACTCCTCTGGGTGCTGAGCTATTCTTACCTGAGCCGATGCGTTTTCTTGTAGTTTGTACGTTCAATCGACTCATAGCTTTAGTAAAGTCTCTTATTGCTAAAGCTTTTCTGTTATCAGTCAAAACATCATACACTAGTTTGAAATGTTGCATAGGTATAATTGTTTCAGTATTTGTTTTACTAATCCAATCTTTAATATAACGTTGTGCTGTACTTATCCCGCCAGCATCAAAAGTATTTGTAAGTGGTATGTCTAATATTTCTACAAAATACTCTAAATTATTTTGTTTAATTGCAGTTGCAAATTCTTCTAATACAGACATAGATACTTGTTTCATTTCTTTCTTAGCATCATTTTCTAGTGCTGTATGAGCCATACGTTCATCTACTTTAAACTTTTGCAATAGTCCTGCAAAAGTAAATAACTCTGCTTGTACCTCAGATAACTTAGCTATGAAATCTGGGTGTTCTGTTTCTAACTTACTTTCTTGCCTGGGGGCTACGTTGTAACGCCTGTCGCCCTCTTCTATTTTTACTGCATCAGCACGGTTAGTAAGAAAGATAAAGTTACAAAAACTAGGTAATTCTATTTGGTTAGTACGCATAGCACGTATGGTAAGAGTCGGTTCAGTAACTTGATGTTTAAGTTTATCTGCCATACGTCCTGTGTTACCTGAGTCACCCATACGAAACTCGTCTACTACAAGAAACAGGGCTGTACGCATGTACAGATTAAATTGTTCTTCTATGTTTTCCAAAGAACGCATAGGGACTTGTTGTTCACCAAATAAAGGTTTAAGTACTTTATGTACAAATAACCCTTTACCAGTACCAGGAACACCTGTAAATATCCAAGCAGTCATAGTCTTACGTTTGTTTTGATAAATATAAGCTAACCAATTAACAAAGTGTTCTACTTCTGTTACACCATTACCAAGAATATGTTGCATTAAAGTCATAGTATTAGGTATGTACTTACGCATAGATCCAGCTGTGCCGTATGTAAGTTCTGGTACTTCAGTTGAGGCACCTAACATGTAACCTGTTTTTCTGTATAGGTTTACATGGTATGGGGCTGTGTCCATTTGTATACCACTATTAGAAGCTGGGTCAAAGACAACTTGTGCATCTGGTATATAGTCAGGCATAGGTCTATTATGAGTACGCATAAAGCCTTCTAAAGATGTTTTTTGGGTTGGAGTTAGAGGAAACTCATCAGTGAATTGTAATTTATTAGAATCAAATACTCCATTAAAATAAGTGTCAGTATAAAAATCTCGAAGTACGATAGGTTTAACATTCTTAGCCCCATCAATTTTGTCAGAGTATTTTTCAAATATAGTTTGATAGAACTCGGGATCAGCTTTTTCAATTTCAAAAATAGGTTCACCTTTAAAATTATACATGTAGTGTGGGTTGGTAAGAATAAAATAATAGGCACCACTATCGCCTCCATTTATATTACAGTTAACGTATGGGTCTGCTATACGGCATATTTCTATACTCATACGATCTGGATTCTGAAGTACTTGTTCAGAAACACCATTAACATTTACCGTAGTAATCTTTTCACTTTTCTTGACTAACCCTGCTTTTTTACGTAGCCCATCTTTTATTTGAGTAGATAAGCTGTAAACTTTTTCTGGGTTTACGTCTTGCATTAAATGTGAAATGTCTAAAGTTGGCGAACCACGGTCTATTTTTACAAACCTGTCTCCAGCAACCGGGTCTTGCACACCAGTAAACTTAGGCGTACCAATATAAATAAGCTTTGAGTTGTCTGCCAAACTAACATCTAAAGGATAAGAAATACTTTGACCATTAGCCGAAAGTTGTAGTTGGTCAGCAAGAAAGTCTATTTCGTAGTTTAAAGTACGTAACCATTCTTTTAGGGCCCTTGGTTGTACAGTATGCTTCAGTAAGAAAAATAAATGTAATGAAATTTTATTTGATTTTAAACCTAAAGATGCACTAGCTTGAGCTATATAACTTACATCTTTAAACTCCTGTGGTAAGTATTGTACAAACGCTTCAGCGATGTTTTGTATATCGTAAGTGTTGTACTTGCTTTTAGCTCCTGGAAATTGTATACCATCTAAATCTAATACTAATAACTGTGTACTTGCAGTACGATCAGTCATTAGTGCACGTGATTCGTTTTTTAACTTTTTCTTTAGATCTCCTTTGTGTAATGCATGACCAGCTGCAGCGTGTGTTTGTAATAACTCATAAAACTCATCAAAGCCTTTTTTATTAGGTTCTATGGTGTAGTGTTCTGAGGTAAAACTTTTTACTAGTGGGTAAGGTTTAGTGCCTTCGGTTGTTATTTCTTTAACAAGCTTTTGTTTAGCTTTGAGAAAGATTATCTCCATAATATTTACTCCGTGTTATATATTTCTTTTCTATCAATTTTAATGTGTTCGTTTGCGTTAAAAGCTAATTTTACTTGCTTTGGACCTAAATTGGTAACGGTTATTTCACATAATACTTCACCTAGTTCAGGTATATGTATGATAATACCTTCTTTTTTTCTACGGGTTAGTACTAAGTTACTCATTATAATTTAATTGCTAAGACTATAAGTATAGCCACTAATAAAACATTTACCATAAAAATTCCAATCCCAAGGATAGTGTGATACCAAATCCAACGTGTTTTATAAGCGTTATCAATAGTTAAATCTTCTGGATCTGGGTCTTGCCACACATCATTTGGTTTTTGTTTCCAAAGAGTTTTAATAATTTTACTTATCATAAATTTTACTGTGTGCTCCTTCAGCATCTAGTGGTAATTCTGTACACCAAGTAGGTGATGTCTTCATTATAGTCATAATTTTATTTAGTGTCTCAGTTGCATTTTTATCAGAACCAATAGCAATTATTTCATCATGCACAGTAAGTACTACATCTACTTCAGGCAACTTTTGTATAGCAAGCATTTGGTCAGTAATAACAATACGAGCCAAAGCTTGAATAATATTCTCTACAAGCCTGGGGCCATGTGTGCGTGTAATACCAGTGCGTCCTGAGTCGTAAACAAATTCACCGCTTGAATAACGTAACTTAGGGTATTGTAAATACATACCATTAGGTAATTTAAGTGCATTACTTGCAACCTGCAGCGGACCATATGAGTAAGAAGAACTTGTTTGATCTAACATGTAAAACAATAGTTGTTTACCGATTGCCCACAGCTGAGGGATGTTTGGATACATAGCACGATATTGCGATACAATACCCAGCGCGGTGCTTTGTGTTACATCAATAGCAGGTGAACCCTGTGCAAGTACAGCTTTATATTTATTAGCACCCATACCATAACCTAAACCAAGTATTGCTGTTTTACCTACATACCTTTCTAGTTTGTCATCTTTTGTAATTGGTCGATTATATATTTGCGAAGCAAAGTTGCTGTACACGTCTTCACCTGCTGCAAATGAATCAAGTAAGTCTTGTTCTCTAGCAAGCCAAGCAAGCATACGTGCTTCGATGTTTGATAAATCTGCTACATACAATGTTTCCCCGGGGCCAGCTTGTAATGCATTACGTAACTTAGAACCCCTGGGTAAGTTTTGTAGGTTAATTTTTTCACTACCACCAAAACGCCCAGTGTGTGCTGCATAATATTTAAGTGGTACAGGTAAAGTATTTTGTTCTGTAGAACCTTCAAGTAACCGTTGTGCACGTGTTTCTTCTATACGTGACTTTACAGCTTCCCTAGCGTCCCAAATGTGTTTGTACTGTGGATACATGTTACACATTTGCGTGTAGGCTGCATCAGTTTTACTAAATGCTGGAATCATTTCACCTGTGCGTGGACTTTTTTTAGTCGGCACAGTAATATCAATTGATTCTAGATATTCAGCAAATTGTTTTTGAGATGCTAATTGTTCACGGGTTAGTCCACTAGCCTGTATCTTTTGTACAGTATCTTCAGCAACGGCCTCTTTGTGTGCAATAAGTAAAGGTTTGTTAAGCACAAGTTTAGGCTCAACAAACATACGACAAGTTAAATCTATTAAATCTAATTCTGATTGTGGATAACTTGGTTGCATCCTGCTGTATAACGCATGTGTTAGATCTACATCTTGTATACAATAACCAGCTATTTGTTCTTCAATGTCGGGTGGTAAATCAAATATACCTTTAGCATTTACAAGTTCATCACCTTTACGCATAGTTTTATCGTCAGGAAACATACGTTCACAGGTAGCTTTTAGTGATGCACTTTCATTAGGTGCAAGTCCACGAGCCATGGCTGCGGTATCGTAATAATATTTAGGTGTACAATTGTAGTGCTGCGTAAGTATGTACGCGTCAAACAGGGTGTTGTGACATACAACTGCAGCGTCATCCCATTGTATAGCTTTGATTGCATCAGCACACTCATCTTCACCAAACCATTCTGTGGGTTCATGATTTACTTTTATACCAACACCCCAAACTTTAAATAAGTCTGATGCTACATACTGTACAGTACTGAGATGGGACAGGCTGTGTTGGGTATCGTAATAAGTTTCAAAGTCTAGTGTAATTACATTCATAAAGATCCTCTTTTGTGTGTCTGCATTGACTTTCGCCAACGTTCGTAATCTCCTTTTTTCGCGCGTTCCCAACCGACTCTGGAGTTTACCATGTTAAAAGCGACACCTAGTTTTACCTTTTTGAATTGTATAAACGGGGCATGTTCATCTGGATAGCTGTACGGACTTTTAGTATTTCTTTTTACCAATACGTACGTTGCCATATCGTTCTCCTAACTTGTTGACATTTTTCCTAAATGCTTTATGTTTTCTTATAGAGTATCACAAAAGGTTGTGGTACGTAAAACTTAACTCATTATAGGTGATTAAATGGCTACAATAGCAACTTTAAGAAAAAGTGGTAATGTAGAAAGTAATCAAGCTTTCAAAGGTTTCCCTGAAGGGCAAATGTTTGTAAGAAAGGCTACAATCTCTGTTCCTGCTTTAGCACTCAATGATGTAGTACAAGCTATTGATGCATTTGCCGGGGAAACTTTGCACGCATTAAGGGTTGTTTCTACTGATCTTGACACAAACGGCTCCCCTGCAATTGTTTTAGATATCGGTCACAGTAACACAGCTACTGAAACAACTGGTACTTCTACTGCAATCAAAGATGGCTCTACTATTGCTCAAGGTGGTGGTATTGAATTATTCAGTGCACTAAGTGCAGATGATGATGCAATAGAACCAATTGACTTTACTAGCGATACAACTATTGATATACACGTACAAGTCGCTCCTGGTACAGGTGCTGCTGGTACAATTACAGTAACTGGATACTTTACTTAATCGTAAATTTGTCCTAGACTATGAGAATTGATTATTCTCCTAGTATCAATTGTTAATGTTTAAAGGGCTTACTTCGGTAGGCCCTTTTTACGTTTAACTTTAGGATAAGGTTTTTTTTCGTTTCTTCTGATTTCTTCCATCATTTCCATGTGTTGTTTCATGGTCATATGTTCACGTTTCATGGTTTTTCTTCCTACGTTTAGCGTTATTTTGTTCTCTAGTTATTTCGTTCTCTACTGCAAACCATTCTTCAATAGCTTGAGTTTTAGTTATTTTATTAGGATTTTTAATAAACTTTATGTGCTGTGGTTTAATTATTAACGTTGCATAGTTATGATATTTTTCATCGGCTAAAACAAATTCATAATCTTCACCAAAATAATGTAATTTATTTCTGATGTATTCAGCGCGCATTATTTTCATAACGCTCTATTTTTAACGATGTTCCAAGCTTTTTGCAAGTCTTCATTAGTGTAATCTGACCACTCCATTTCATTGGTAACAAGTTCATCAATAATTCTTACTGCGTCTGCAATGTTTCTAATTTCTCTCTTTTCTGGCACATCTCTTCTTTCTGACACAATTTACCTCGTTTTTGTAGTTGATATTTAATGTTATTTAAACTTCTTTGAGTCAAATAACCTCCATTGTTATATTTAGTTTTAGTCTTCATTGGTACCCCAATAATTGTAATCTAAGTAATGTTTCTTTTGTAACTGCAGTCCAGCTCCAAGGTCTAGCAACTTTATTTGGTTGAGCACCAGCTAATACTGAACCTGTAGTCCAAAAAGCATTACGTTGATGCCAAACTTTCCAATTTGATTCGTTTGTTTCAATTGGATTTTCTTTTCTGTATTTATTCCAACCTTCTTGATCAAACTGCCAAGCAACATTTAAATATCTAGTACCAATCATGTTTTTAGCTCTAGGGCTAAACTCAGTAATCTTAAAACGCACATCTGCTTGTTGGTGTCTTATTAAAAGTGTATCGCCTTCTCTAAATAAAGTTGATGGATCTAAAGTACCACCATATACAGCTCGAGAAAAATTATCATTATGCAATGAATAAATAGGATAATAAGTTATACCTGTAATTTGATCTTCAATAGTTTCTGAACCATAAAGATAACCATTTTTAGCATAGGGTACTTCGTTTAAATCACACCAACGTGATTCTTTGTTATTGTAAGGATGTCGGTTGTAATAGCCTTTGCCATCAAGTCGATGTTGAGTCATCCTCCGATTTGGATTTACCATTTGATTCTCCGTTTTCATAAGTTTCCATTAATCTGTTTAAATACCATTGAGCTTTAGCAAGATCTTCTTGTTGATTTTTGTATTCGTAACGCCACATATATTTCAAAACGTTACCCTTCAAGTAGCCTTGGAATTGTCGAGTGGTCATAGAAGCTTGAATAGCTTGTATGCACTCAATTTCTCCAGTGTTGTAGTGTGGGGGTTGATTTACATTGTCCATAATTTTTCTCTTTAAAGATAGTGAGTAAGGTGGTATCAAGCGTTTGCTACACTGGCTGCTAGGTTCTGTGTAGTTTTGAGATCTCTAGCCAACGTTGCGGTTGTATCAGTTACTCACTATCGTATTAATGATACAACAGATAGCTTGGTATCTAGGCTTCTGCGGTTGTATGACTTTAAGTCACCTTGTGTTGTTTTTCAACAACTTTTGCTATAAACCACTAGCACTCCATAGCGATCTAGAATGTACCGTCTGTGCAGCCGGTTGTTTCAACTATCTGTTGTATACTTCTCTTTCAAGAAACTTCTATTTTCTTTTTCATATTCTGAAAAAGAATTGTAAGGCTTCATGTTATAAGCTGAACGTTCTTTACAGTTTTCAGAATACATACGCAAAGCAAATGATTTATAGGTCATAAGTATATTATTACACATCTCGTAAGAACTCTTCAAATTGATCAAAGCACTCTTCATGAGCGTCTTGATGTATAGACCATAAATCTTCTGCAGCTAAATCATCTTGGATATAAGTTTGTAAAAAAGGTAAAAAATAATTTGAGAAAACTTTGTACTTAGCTGCATGCAAATCGGTATCGTTCTCTAGCACATCAGTAAGAATCATATGATTTAATTGAGTCCTAGACGGTTCAATATTTATTAACCATTGCTTTAAAGCATCATAAATAAGATAACCGTTTTCCATGTAAGTGAGATGCAAGTCACTCATTTTACCCATTACTTTCTCCAATATTGATTGTGCTTACGCCACTCAGGTTCCTTATCTTGCCAAGTAAGTTTAGGCACAGATAGATTGAACCCAAGTAATTTCTTTTGCACACTCTGTAGTTTAAGCTTTTGATGCTTCATTGTTTTTCTCATAAGAAACAAAACAATAGAAGCTACCAAACCACCCACCATAGCTGCAGTCATGCCACTGTAAGTGCCATAGAATGCAATCATAAGTGTGCCAGTAATCATGATATCGACAAAAATATCATGGCCAATAGCTTTTTTGCCGCCTGCTTTAAGCGCTAGCAACAGTAGCCCGAGCGCGCTGAATATTCCGATTGTTAGCATTGTGCCTCCCTTTCCACATTAGATAAGCCATGTACGCAAATTGAATTAACTCAATAAGAATCCATAGCGCTGTTGTTACACTTGATACGATACTAGCTGGCATACTCAAACCTCCATAATAAATAACCCATACTACCTAGCACAATCGCTAATAGCATGAATGTTAGAATATGTTGTAAGAGCATAGCCATAGCAAATAGACCAAGTAATCCTACAACCCCACGTATTGCATACTTGTTAATAAGTCCAAGCATGTGTTTAGTTCGTTTTGATAATTTCACCATACGGTGCCTCCTCTGCATAATTAGATACCCACACAACTGGAAAGTGTGGTTGAGTACCAAAATCATTTGCCTCAAGATCTGTAAGATAAATAAGACAAGAGATATTGGGATGTTTGTCTGCCATTTCTGCAATGGCTGGCCCAAACCTAGTACCACCACGACCTTGCATAGTAACTTTCAAAGGCAACGATTCACGGGTGAATGTCTCTTCAGCAGTTACTTCAGTGTCGGCTTGCATAAAATGTACATTGTCGACGTTAGCATCAATTAACATAGCTGATATCTCACTAAGGTCTTGATTAAGTTCTTCATCAGTACGCGAACCTGATGTATCAGTAATGACACCAATCTCTTCAATAGATGGTGCATACATACTAGGTAGATACAAACCTTGACCAATAAACCTACGATTAGGTTTCTGCCAACTGTAATCAGACTTGTTGTTGTTACGTAAGAACCTAGCTAAACGTTCTTTCCAGTTAACTTTAGGTTCAACTATATCACCAAGCAAAGATTCTAAGTTACCTGGCAGTTTACCTTGAGCCTTAGCTGCTTCGGCAGCTTGTTTAATTGCTACCCGCATATCAGCTTCAAACTCACCAGGATTCTTGTTGATAGCTGATGACTCTTGCACACAGTTACCAAATGATTCTTTACTGTTTGTTTCACCTGCTTGCGGTTGTGAATCTGGATCTTCCTGCAGTTTCCGATAAACTTCATCTGTAGTCATATTGGCATACTTGTCATCAAGCAAATCAGTTGGTGGTAATTGTAAACCTGCATCACGCACTACAAGATTGATTACATAATCACCAGCCACGTTCCATAGATAATGATCACGTTCATTCAGACGCGCCATGTGCATAAATACTACATGCATAACTTCATGAGCAAGCAAACCAATACGTTGTTGGTCAGTCATGTTTAGAAAGAACTTTGGATTGTAGAGCAAACGTTTACCATCGGTACCTGCAGTAGGTATGTCTTCTGTTTCAATTGGTGTCAAACGTAAGCACAAAGTACCAAAGAAAGGTTGTTTCAATAGTAATTGTGCTCTAGCACGTGTGAACTCAGGAATCATCATCATCTCCTAATAGTTGTGAACCAAGAATTACATTATTAAATGCTCCTGCATTTTGTTCAACATAATGCGCTTGGTCTTGTTGTTTTTTCTTACGTTCCGTTTTCTTGTGAATCGTAACCATTTTTTCTGGTGCCACTTTCTCTACAATATTAGCGAGTTGTGGCCAAGCTTTGAGTGCTTGGTTAAGTGTTTGAAAACGATCAAGCATATCAAAGAAATCAGCTTGTTTAGTAGCAAAAGTATGCTCATAGTCACGTTCTTGAATATAAGCATCATAAACTTTTGTAGTTAGTTCATGACCCGCTGCTTTACTAAGATTCATAGCCGCAGCACCGTACCTATCGCCAATAAACCTACCTTCAAAAGGTAACTGAATATCAACAGTTCTATGAGCTAACTCATCATTTTCAGAACGCACATACCTTTCAGTGTAAGGCTTAAGATCATAATCTAGCTCTTTACCATCGTGACGATAATCTTTACGTTTTGTATGATACTCAGGCACTTCAATAGTAGCTTTGATGGTAGATTCTTTATGAAAAACATTTTTCATATGTTCTTTCATATTCCATACTACACCATTTGTATTAGTTTCCTGCATTTCGTTAAAAGTTGCTTTTACTTTTTCATACAAAGGTTTAGCAAACGTATCGTAAAGTTCAACGCCTAATGCTTCTTGATTAGAAACAGCAGGTCTTGGATTTATCTTTTGATAATCTTCAGAAAACTGCTGACATAATTGTTTGATCAGTTCGTTAGACATTCTAACTGTAGCCATAATTTTTCTCCGTAATTGTTACAATACAACATTGGAATTCTTTTGAATCCAAGCATTGATTGTAGTGTGATGTATAAAGTTTCGATCAATGGCAAGAATACCTTTAACCAAAACCACCTGAAACTCAACAGGCAACCTAGCTGTAAGTTTCATAATGTTTTCCATTTTGTCATCTTGAGCTCGTGCTGAAACTGCACCAGTCAAAGCATACAAAACAGCTGGATCGTCCGTCGGCATGTACGTCGTAGGATTTTTAATCAAGTTATCAATGTCTGGTAACTTGTTTGCTACTTTTGCAAATGCCAGAAACTCACCAGCTGGCCCGTCACCGACCGCAGCGGCTATGCCGTAAAACATCCTGTCTGCATGAATATCATCTGTAAGCTTCAAACGCTTATCGACGAATGACCAACTTCGAGGAGTAGGAAAAGCGTACTCATCAGCTTTGAAGCTGTATAGAAGATTTGGTCGGTAACGCATGAATGATACCAGCGTTGTGTGTATCTGATTTTTCAATGCCCAGTCACACCAAACATCTAAGTTTGGTTCTAGGTCATAGTGCATCAACCTGTTACATACAGGCTTCGGCATCTGATACACAGCAGCACCGTCAGTAAGACGGTTACCAGCTGATACCACTGACCAACCGTCAGGCATAGTATAGTTACCAACCTGACGAGTTAGTAGTAACTGTAGAAATGCATTCTGCGTTGCTGGTGGAGCAGTTGGCAACTCATCAATCATGAATATGCCACGCTCACCGTCACGTTCTACAGTTGGAAAAATATCTGGTGCTGCCCACGAGGTTTGATCACCGTGTACTGCATTAGATGTAATATGTGGTATACCACGCACATCGACAGGATCGAATAAGTTAGCACGAAAATCTAGTAGTTTAACTCCTAGATCATTTGCTACTTGCTGTGGTATTTCTGACTTACCAATGCCTGGCCCACCCCAGATCATGGTATTAAGATTGACACGCATATTGTCACGTATCTCTTGCTTGAGCGTATTAGCATCAAGCGTTACTTGTTGGGTATTTGACATAATTACTCCTCTATCAAATTTATTGTTGTTCAACAGGTTCAATGTCTCGTATTGCGACTTCGCCTTTACGAATCATCTCACCTAACCTTTGGGTCGCAAGCTTCCCATAATCTACATTTTCAGTATCTACTGGAAATGGAGCTTCAAACTCCACCACAATAGTATGCTGTGAAAACATATCCAAAAAAGTAGCTCTGAATAGTCTAGTAGTCATCTGACCTCCAAATTTATTAAATACACCTAGATAACTAGGAAACAGTTTTTGTATCAATTTCATATTTTGACTCCTAAAATTTTAATACTACATAGCGTGTGCGGAGGTACGGCGCTTGTGCGCGACGTACGAGCACACAGTTTGAGTTTGCGAAGGTACAAATCGCGTACCGGCGTGCCGACGCACAAAGGTGCCAAAGGTTGGCCGGTTAGCGTTCGAGGCATCTCCGTTGCTCCGTAGGAGCAGAAGGAGTAATGCCGAGATGAATTTGTACGAGCACACTTTTTAAATAAAAAAAATTTGACTAGAGTTGGTTAGGAGAATATCCATGTGACTACCAACTCTAGCGTTAATTACCTGCCATGAGCTTGCCTCACAGTAACTTAACATGCGACGCCCCACCTGGACTGCCACGATCACAACTTACCTCAGCACACGCCAACGGACCATGACTTACCTCGACTGCCGTACTGCCCGCGCTAAACCCCACCATACACCACCTTTCCACAACTGCCTTACAATACCCAACCACGACCCGCCTCAGCGTGCCGGAACTAGACTGCCATACCGGAACGGGACTTGCCCCACCTGGGCCAACCGGATCTTACCTCGACTGCCAGACGATACCTAGCCTCGACACGCTGTATCACGCCGAGACTAGACTGCCTCATTTGGTAGCTCTAGCTACTTTACGTTCTAGCTGTTCACGCCTTTTAGTAATTGGCGCTTTAGCTTTGGTAATTGCTGTTTTAGAAACACCTTTAAGCAAGTTAAGTGCTATTAATTGATTCTCTAAAGTATCAATACGTGCTTCTAGTTGTTTAAAGATTTGCAACACTAGTTTGTTGTCGTTCATAGCTTCTGCCATAGCAACAAACTTTCTAGTATTGTCATCTGTAACACTAACAAACGCATTAACTGTGCGACTGTCTTGTGGTGAAACAATAATCTGCACTCTGCTAATCATGCCGTTAGCTTGATGCAAACGCCACTTTTTAGCTGCTTCAGTATCTTCCCAATCGAAGTACTTGTGCAACGGATGACGTTTGCGTCTAGCTTCACTGACCACTTTAGCAGGTGTAATACCACCAAACTTTTTGTGGATCTTTTGTAATTGATCCAGAAGATCTACTTCATCTTCCTTCTTAGGTCTACCTAATTTACGCATTACTTACCTACCTGAAAAGTACCAAACGTACCATTCTTTTCTGGACGCCACTCACCAACACCAACGGTTTGACCACCGTGGTTTAGTAAGTTAGCAATTTGTTCAACAGTAACACGGTCAGCATCGAACTTAACAAGCAGTTCAGCTTTCCAACTCTTAAACTCAGGTCTGAACCTAAGATCTTTGTTACCTTGAACGTTAACTGGGTCTTTACGCATAACTGGTTTAGAACCTTTGATCTGTACGCACTCGCCATCTGGCGCATTTGGTACGACAAAGAACAACGTTCTAGTATCAGTCATTGCTAAACCCAAACCTTTACCAGCTCGCACTGCACATTGTTTGAAGGCCGATGCTGGAAAACCAAAAGAACCATCGTCTTGGATATACGCAGACTTTAGATACTCTTTCTTAGGATCAAAAGGCACACGCGTTGCCTTTTTAGCTTTACCCTTACGAGCATCTTCCATCTGTTGAATGATGGTTTCTTTCATTTTGTTTTGAATTAGTGGAGTCAACCCAGTCACTTTTAACTTAACTTGTTGAAAGTTAGGTGGATTGATCACTATTTGAACATTACTTTTTGTAGCCATTGATATTCTCCTTAGCACAATTTATTTCGAGTTAAAAAAAATGCCTACCGAGCACTCGAAACATTATACTCGGTAGGACTTGTACTTAGATATTAAGCACCATCTACAATACTCTTCATGTGAGCAGTGCTTTCAGTGTTCATATCTTGTTTGACCTTGCCAGATGCATCGGCATGCTGATTGTAATTGTACTCAGCAAGTCTTTGCAATCTGTCTTGGACAGCTTTCTCAACACGAAATCTTTCAATCTCAATGTTACGTAAGCCAAAGTCATGACCAATATTGTCAAGAGCTGACGCTAGCAATCTAGCCTTACGACCAAGTTGCAACATCTTCTCTTCACGCTGGATCAACCAGTCAGGGATATCTTCCGCAACTGTGATTGATGACATAGCGTCTTGATATTCGTAGCAAATGCTAGCGAACTCTGACCAAGTTCTAGTACAAAGCTGTAAGAAGTTAAGACCAGTTGATTGTGGGTCAACCTCCAACAACACCCTTTGACCATCAATGATTTGATTACACTGTGAATCGAAGTACTTTTCTTCGTCTTCACGTTTCTCTTCACTGTAAGTCATCGGCGTACCGAACTTAGCATCAAAGACCTTCATAATCCCATCTGCAACAGCTTTGTTGAAGACTGGTTTACCAAAGTCATTTAGTGCATGCTTACGAAAGTACCAATCTGGTAACTGTATGTTTGCTTGCACTGCACGTCCCTCAGCACCTTCGGGATCACCGTTGGTATCTGGGATATATGCACTTTCTGGTGTGTCGTTACCGACCACCAACTCAGGGCCGACCTCTTGGTCAGCTGGATCAAAATGATCTGCCATAATTTACTCCTATAGTAGTAATGGTTAATGTTTCGTATCTACTCATGTAAATACACCTATTCAAGTAGCTTTTTTATTTAGCTGCTTTGAATTCTTTGCTTCCTCTTCAATAATCCTCTCAAGTCTAGCTTGACTCTCTTGGGTATAAGGCTTATCTGGTAGGCTATCTATGTAAGACATAATCTTTTCTTTCATAATACTCTCCGTATAAATTGTTAATTACACATAACTAACTAAGATTGAGCGAACCGAGCGGCTGCGAGGGAGCGTTTGTGGTACACCCCGGTACACCCTAAGTTATTGATTTCATTGAACTTATGCTAAAAGGTGTACCAGCACGAAAATGCTAGTGGTACACCTGAAAGCCTTGCGGTAGCTGTGTTTCGTGGTAGGTGTACCATTTGTACCGGTTAAATGTTAGTTTAAACCACGATTTAATAACTACGGTCCACGGTCCATTACTAAAGCTAACGCAAATCCTGTGGTACACTCGGTACACTTTACGCTTTTTTGGAAAAAGCTCAGCAAAAACACGGGTTTCCGGTGTACCAGTACTTGTTAAAACAAGTGGTACACTGCTGGTACACCCGGTACACCCCGGACATTCGTATAATACTCATAGACAGTGGTCCACTACTCGTGAAGTCCACATCACTTACGTGATGATAGTACCATTATACACCGATGATAGTAGTTGGCACACTCTGATACAAGAACAAAAAAAGAAACATGAAGCTCAGGAGTTGAACCCCAAGCTTCACGTTTACTTATTAGTCCTCCAGGTTACGAGTTAGATGAAATACTTGATATAAGTTATATAACACACCAAAGAATAATGCAGAAGCATAGCCTGATAGGAATACTACTAGGACATCTGCTTTACCTACATAACTTTCTGAAGCTACATACTCAAACCAAATCATACCAGTTACAAAAGACAAGACCATTCCTGCTGAACAAGTAACAATTGTTAGATAATAGATCATGTCTTACTCTCCATCTCATCTGGATGAAAGAGATAGTGATACTCTTGTTGAAACAATTCCCAAGAACCTTCTGGATTTTGTTCCATATACTTTTCAAACATGTCTTGTCTGACATCTTCGATAGCTTGTTGAGTATCAACTGACCCAGGGTCTTCCGACCCTGAGCGTTCCTCTTTCTTGGAGAGAGAGTTACCTTCCTTGATTCCATCTAGAGCTGTATCAAGAGCTCTGTTAGCTAGACCAAGACCAAAACCAAGACCGACAAAACCAAGCTTGACTGCTTTCGAAGCCATGCTAGTTGTATCTTTAACGACCTTAGTTACAGTATATTTATTCTTTGTCATTACTCTCTCCATTAGTTTCATTAAACACAAACAAGGGTTCAATCTCCCCCTCGCTTGTAGCCTTGGGCATGAAGTCTAGATGTAACGTAGTCTTACCATCAGCGCCAACTACTTGACGACCAATTGCAGGCCAACGATTCTTAGTTACTTCATTACCATTTTCGTCAGTGGTTTTAAATGAACGACGAACTTTCATTGTATTTACTTTACTCATAATATCTCCAAGTAAAAATTAAAATTGCCTGAGTAGTTACCTACCCAGATTCAATTAACTAGCTAAGATTAACAGCGGACTTGCGGAGCAATGACGCGACAGCCGAGCAGAGCGAGGGTGCAAATAACAAACAAGGTTCCAAGCGTATAAATTAGAAACAAGGTTCCAAAACCAAAAACAGGGAAGGGGGTAGGCACAGAGTGATAGTAGTAAACCCTGAGTACGCGGTATAGAATAAAATTTTACTAAAAAAATTTACTGAAAAAAATTTCACAAAAAATTTATTACCATATATAGTGACTAGGCATGAGCACAAAGAAATGTGCGGGTTGCGGAAAAAGTTTCCCAAAAAGTGAATATAAGTCTTCAAATGCTAAAGGAGTTTTCTACCGATCGACTTGCCTTTCTTGTCGCACTGTTGCGAGAAACAAGAAAAAAAGTGGTTCTCCAGAAGCATATTTAAGAAGTTTATACCATCATTTGAAATACTCTCGTACTAAAAATAATAAAGACGTAATTTGGGATATTCAACCAGAAGACTTAATAGCAGTTTGGGATAAACAAGAGGGTAGATGTGCTCTTACTAATTTGTACATGACTTATCACAAAGACGGTAATGGTAAAAAAGACTTGAATGCTTCAATTGACAGAATAGATCCAACTATTTGGTATATACCGAGCAACATTCAACTAGTTTGTAGTCGGGTAAACATACTAAAACACAGTTTATCCGAAGACTTATTGTACTGGTGGTGTAAAAATATAGTAGAATTCAAAGAAAATGAGTGATAAAGAAAACTTTGAACAAGAAAGAGCCGAGCTTCAGTCTCATTATCCCTATGCGGACGTCAAACTTAATGAGTTAAGTGTTCAAGAAGAACGCCTCATATTATATCATCTCCGAGGAATGTCTAAAGCTGCTGCAGGAAGAGCCGCTGGTTATAGGGATAATGAGCATGTCTATAAAATTTTTAAAAAACCAGCTGTACAGAAGATGGTGGCCAAGATGCGTGATGAGTTCAAAGAAGAAATTAAGTTTGATAAGCAACAAGCTACTTCTATGTACTTAGAAGCCCACCGTAAATCGGCAACCGCGACCGAAGAAAAGGTAATTACTGATTCATTGTGCAAGCTCCACGGTCTATTTGCCCCAGAGCATGCTACACAAATAAACATAAATCTTGATAATACGGTTCAGCAGTTAGAAAAACTACCCGACGCTGAATTGTTAAAAATAGCAGGAACTGATAATCAATATCTAATGCCAAAAAAAGATGGAAATAAAAAAGGTTGAATGTACAACGTGTAAAGCGTTACATCCAGAAACTCTATTTCCTAGTGATGATGGTATTTGTGTTTACTGTAAAGCTGAAGAAGTAGAACGTTTAGCAATACCTGAAGTTGAGATAGAAGAAGAAGAAAAAACCCCCGAACAAACCGAACAAGAGAAAGCGCAACAAGAATTAGCAATGCGAGCGTTATCACGTAAGCATTTACTACCATTTGTTGAGCGTTTCAACTCTGATTATGTAGCAGGTTGGGTACACAAAGATATTTGTTTGCGTTTAGAAAAATTTAGTGAGGATGTAAATAACCAAAAGTCTCCTAGACTAATGTTATTTATGCCACCTCGACATGGTAAATCTACTTTGGCATCTGTTGCGTTTCCAGCCTGGCATTTGGGTAAGAATCCTGAACATGAGTTTATTAGTTGTTCGTACTCTGGATCGTTGGCCATGAACTTTAGTCGTAAGGTTCGGCATCAACTAAGAGAGCCTAATTTTAAAAATGTCTTTTCTGGTGTATCGCTCGACCCTAGTTCGCAGTCCGTAGAATCTTGGAATACAACCAAGGGTGGTGGTTATGTAGCAGCGGGTGTTGGTGGTGGTATTACTGGTAAAGGAGCGCACGTGCTCGTCATCGATGATCCAGTCAAAAACAGAGAAGACGCCGAATCAGAATATAACCGTGATGCCGTTTGGGATTGGTACACTTCAACTGCTTACACAAGACTGGCCCCAGGAGGCGGTGTGTTAGTAATTTTAACAAGATGGCATGATGATGATCTAGCTGGTAGGTTACTACAAGCGGCAGCCGGCGGTGCGGATCAGTGGGAAGTAGTCAAGTATCCAGCGATCGCTGAAGAAGATGAAGAGTATCGAGAAAAAGGCGAAGCGCTTCACCCAGAGCGGTACAGTACCGATGCGCTCGGACAGATTCAAAAAGCAATCGGGCCCAGAGACTGGTCAGCGCTCTATCAGCAGAACCCAGTTAGTGATGAAGGCGAGTACTTCAACCGAGAAATGATTAGGTATTATGATGAAACTGAAGTAGACTTGGATAAGTTACGGTATTACTGCGCCTGGGATTTGGCGATTGGTCAACGCGAACGTAACGACTACTCAGTTGGGCTAGTTGTTGGCGTTGATGAATACGATAATTTATACGTAGTAGATTGTATACGAGGGAAGTACGACGGGTTTGAACTTGTTGAACAAATCTTAGACTTATATGAAACTTGGCGTCCACATGTAGTGGGCATTGAGAAAGGACATATTGAAATGGCATTAGGGCCTTTTTTACAAAAACGAGTACGCGAACGTGGACTCAACGAAGCTTACTTTAAAGATTTAAAAGTAGGCCGACGTGATAAAGAAGCCAGAGGTCGTGCAATACAAGGTAGAATGCAACAAGGCATGGTATACTTTCCGAAAGATCCGGTATGGGTTGGTCCGCTGATTGCGGAACTTCTGCGTTTTCCAAACGGGGTTCATGATGACCAAGTGGATGCACTAGCATGGATAGGATTGATGATGACTGAATTCGCTACTTTTGTAGAGAAGATAGAACACGAACCTTCTTGGCGAGATAAGTTAAAGTATTTAGCTAAGACAGATAAACGTAAATCAGCAATGAGTTCTTAATGTATCATAAAAAGAAAAAGAAACTTAGTAAGGAAGAAGAGCATTTAATAGCTATGAATCAGTTCGAGCGTTACGAACGTGCGCGCGACAATGGCCATCTTGACTATATCGAGACAGCGAAAAAATGTGATGCTTTCTACCGAGGCAACCAGTGGGATCCTGCTGACGTTGCTACTTTAGATGATGAAGGTCGTCCTGCTCTTACAATTAATACTATACTGCCTACCGTCAATACGGTACTTGGTGAGCAAAGTACGCGAAGAGCAGATGTTAATTTCAAACCCAAAGGTAACGGTACTCAAGAAGTAGCAGATGTTTTAAATAAACTCTACATGCATATTGCTGACACTAATAAATTAGAGTGGCAAGAATCACAAGTATTTGCTGATGGTCTTATCCAAGACCGAGGCTACTTTGATGTAAGAATAGATTTTACGGATCATATTCAAGGAGAAGTGCGTATAAGTACCAAGGATCCTTTAGATATTCTAATTGACCCTGACGCCAAGGAGTATGATCCAAAAAGTTGGAATGAAATATTTGAAACCAAATGGATGAGTTTGGATGAGATAGAAGAACAATACGGTCAAGAAAAAGC